CCCGCAGCAGCTTGGCGATGTCGGTGACGTTGGTGATCACGGTGCTCTTGAACGTCCCAGTCTTGCCGACGTCGATGTCCTTGCCCTTCAGAGCTTCACGCTCTTCGTACTTGGCCATGCGAGTGACCAAGTTATCGAGCGGCTCGGCCAGGCGCTTCATCAAGTCCTTCTGTGCGCCGTCGTAGGCGGACTTGATGTCGTCCTCGAACTTGGACTTCATCGCCTGTTCGAGTGCGCTGTCACCAGCGGCGCTGTACCCGCTGACATCCGGCACCGGCGAGAGTTCGAGAGACATGCTGAACGCATTCTCGATCTCCGCCACCGTCGGCACCGCCACCTCGTAGCTGCCGAGGTTGCGATGGGCGTTGGCGATGTGGGCGTGGGCGCGGAATACGAAGTCATCACGCAGCTTGTCATGCTCGCGCTTGATGTCCTCGAACTCACCGCTCACCTCGCCGATCCACTGGTTCATCAGCAGCCGGCGATCCTTGCCCCACTTGGTGGTGCGCCCAGCGACGAGCGCACGGCCAGCGGTGTGCTTGGCCTTGATCGCGTCGACGGCGGCTTCTGCCCCCGGCAAACGATTCACGTTGGTCCTACCCGTGCCTTCCTTGGCACCGTGCGCAATGTCCGACGCAGTTGAGGCGCGACGGTCTAATCTGGTCATGCCCAGCGAGCTGACCTGTACTGCGGCGATGACGGCACACTCGCCGATCATCTTCGAGAGTGGCCGCGCCGTCGGAATAACGTGCGGATTATTTATCATCATATTCATTGTCTTGGTTTCCTGTTTCGTTTGAGTTTCAGTTTACGACGCGCACCACGCGCCGATCATCCAAGTGTCCTTGTCCAGTCGGAGGGCTAAGGCGTCCTCCCACTTCTCGCAGTTATCTTCGAGCCACTTCTCGGCCTCTGGCTCGGTGTGAGTGCGGTTGAGTTGGCTGAACGTCAGCCCGCTGCACTGGCCGAACCCGCCCGAATACGAGTGACCGTTTTCGTAGCGGTCCTCGCTCTGGGCCTTCTCAAATTCGGCACGCACTTCAGCCTGCGTACCCTTGGCAATCATCAAGTTGAAAGATGCACCCATTGGTGTCTCCTAGTGAGTTGTTACATACTATCACAGTCTACGTGTATCTACAAGCCTGTTGTTGTGTATCATTCTCCCTTCATGGTTGTTGTATCGTCGATGGGCAGCCCTAGCGCCATCTGTGCTTCGATTACGCACAGTTTGCGCAGCTGCTGCTCATATTGGTGTTGGGCCTCGCTAAACTTGCGAGTCATCGGCAGGTGGTGAACCTTGCTGAAGTTGTCCGACCAACTCCACACCACCTCGTAGCCGACGCCTTCGCGCAGCAGCAGTTTGATGTGGAAGTTGGCTGTGTCGTCCTCGGTGAAGACGATGGTCTTCAAGTCATAGATACCCATTCGCTGGACTCCGTGTATGGTGGGTGACGCGGCTGGAAGTGGGCCGCGTTAAACCCGAAAGGAATTGAAATGGCACAGTCACCTTCCACAGTGCCTGCAAAGACCAAGCAGGATAGGCAGCTCAAGCCACGCAAGGGCGACAACACCGGCATGGACTGGGAGCCACCGAAGGACGAACAGGAGTTCGTGTTCGAGGGCATCGACAAGGCGCCGGCGTGGGTCGACAAGAACTGGGCGGGATTCTCTCAAGGTCCTGCGCTTGCCATCCCGCAAGGCAATATCAATGGATGGACGGGTCCGTACCACACCAAGTTCGCCCGTATCGGCGACACGGTGAAGTTCATCCCGGCCAAGGGTTCGCGTGAAGCGAGATTGGTCATCATCGAAGGCACGCGTGAGAACAAGGACGGCACCAAGCGCCTGCCCGCTATCTCGAACGCGTCGTTGGAGGATCAGCTCAAGCTGGGCTGGCTGACAGTCGATGACCTTGGCGAGGATGCCAAGGGCCAGGTGTTGGCACGCACCCCCGGCATGAAGCGCCTGATCGAGGAAGGCGTCGGCGAGCCTGACGAGCAGAACATCGGCGATCTCGTAAAGACCTGACGCCCTCAACTGGAATCATTCGGTGGCCGCGAGCAGCGGCCACCAAATAATCTGCGGATTAGAACAGCAAGCGCACCAGCCCTTGCAATACCGCGCATGTGCATACGAAGATGAAGAGGTAAGCAAAGACCCAAGCGAATGAGTCTTTGTTGGTGCTCTTACCGTAGTAGGTGCTATCGAACCACTTCATTTCACATCGTACCATCGCAAGCCCCAGTTCTTGGGGCGGTCGTCGTCAGGGGTGGTGTCGATCTCTGTCCACTCCTTGATGACCAAGTTGATGCGGTGGTCCTCGGCTTGGTTGAACAGGCGATCACGCGCCTGCTTCATCTTGTCGTGCATCTCCTTGACGTACTCGACGATCTCACTGGCCGGCATGCCTTTGTGCTGCATCCCAATGACAACACGCCCAACCACTTCATAGAGATCGTTCATCGGCACTCCGCCTTTCTCCTTGCTCATTTGCTGCTGGCCTCCGCTTCCTCTATCTCGCGGTTCCAGTCCGCATACCACGCCTCGACCTCGGCGAGTTCATCGCCGAGTAATTGGTAGGCGTGGCAGTCGAACATCAACCACGCCTCGCATACTGTGCAGCCCGGCTCGAAGTCAGGGCAGCGTGGCCCTGCCATCGAGATAATGTCCTGTTCAAGCGTTGACATCGGTATCCTCCTTGATGTCGTCGTAGTTGAGCACCGGCTGGCTGAGCGCCTCGTCGAGACGCTCGACCAGCTTGCCCATGCCAGCGACTGTCTCGCTGCACATGAACGGTTCATTGCAGCCGACCGGCTTGTGGTTGCGGTAGCTGACTTCCATGAAGTGCAGCATGCCTTCGATATTCACGATGCGATGGTTCCAGTTCATCAATAGTCCTCGCTTTCGATTATCTCATCAGCCCAGTAGTTCGAGTCCGTCAGGACATCAGGCCGATAGCGTTTCATTTTATCGTTGTGGCATTTGTCACAAGTGCGGCACAATGCGATACCACGCGCATCATACTGCCAGCTGCTGTAGTGCTGGCTGCCACAAGGGCAGAGCATTCGGAGGTGGCCCATCAGCGTTCGCCTATCTCAGCGCAGAAGGTGATGAGCGCATTGTCGTCGGTGACGCGGGCAATGCCAACTGCCCGCGCTACATGGGTGAACTGGCGAGCCTCTTCGTCAGTCAGCTTGAACTTGCCATTGCCCTTGTTGCAGATCGAATAGTCGATGGCGCGTTGGGCGTTGTCGCTGGCCACGTACAAGGCCAGGATGGCGTTGGCCGTGGTTGGCGCTGGCGGAGTTTCCTCCGCCACTGCCATTGCGACCGAGCCAATGGTGACGAACGCCACCATCGCTAGGTATGCGGTGATTAATCTGGAGGTGCCGGCCCAGATCGAGATGATCGAGGTGAGGACGAACACGGCAGCGAGCCAGATCATGATGAGGGTGAACTCGTTAGACATTTGGTATTTCCTTCTTGGTTTTAATCTGCGGATTATTTGCGGTTCTGCTCGTCGATGGCGATGGCGAACTCACGCATCTCGGTGAGGAACGCGTCCAGCATCTCGAAGCGTTGGCGCCACGCCCTGACTGCTTCGAGGCGGGCGAACTCGGGGGACTCCACGGTTTGGAAGTTGCGGCCATGAACCACATCGGACGCGCCGATCATGGCAGCCTGCAAGTCTACGGTCTTGCTCAATACAACCCGTAGCTTGTCGAGCAGGTCGTTGGCGGTATTCCCATTCAGGTTGATGACCGGCACGACCAGTGAGGATAAATCGTTGTTGCGTGTCACAGTAGGTACTCCACGATTAAGAGGACTTCAGCCTCGATGATGGTAAGGGCGATGGCGATGATCGCCATCAGTGCGAGATAGAACGCCGCCTCTAGGGCGGTTGGTATTGACGTTAAGGTGAAGGCTTTACGCAGGGTGAGCAGCGCATGACGAATAACGCGCGGCTTATTTTCGTTCGGTGAGCTGCCCCGTGCCACATGATTCCCGTTGTCGGCGGTTAATTTTATGGGGTCGGGAAACAGGTTTAGCTGGTTGGCATCGGTTAAAAGTTGCTCTGCGCGTGGGTGTAAGCGGTTAATTGGCAGGTCTGCCATTTAATGCCTCCTAATTGGCAAGGGTTAAGTTGTTGGTTTTGTTGGCTAAAGATTAATTGGCATAATTGGCAGCGACTCTTTCTGTAGGAGTGTGAGTTGCGTCGGCGCGTTTGAAGAAAAAATAAATCTCAGATTATTTTTCTCCGAAACTACGTTTTGACTCTGCCAATTAGCCAATTAGAGAGAATTAGAGGGATTTGGGGATAGTTCAGCCCCTATACGTAGTATAGGGGCTGCGGTTGCCGAAATTAATTGGCAAAACCGGCCCTGCCAATTGGGGCCAATTAGCGCCAGTAATCCGAGCGTGCCGAATCGCCGATCCTGACACAGCCACAGCCATGCCAACTAGAATCATGGGTGGCGCGCCGAAGCGCGCCACTATGATTAAGCCTTAGCCGCAGCCATTGCCTGTGCTACAGCCGCCGCGATAAGCGCGGCCAAGTCAGGCTTAGCGTCTGACGTTTCCGCTTTCGGCGCTTCAAACTTGAACTCAACCTTGACGTGCGCGCCAATTTTGAGAAGCGCATTCTGTGACTCGGTGTCGAGTTCACCAGCCGCGAACAATTCGAGCACGGCAAGCTCGAAAGCTTTCGCGCGCTGCGCTTTCGCTTTCGCTTCCGCTTTCGCGGCTGACTCTGGCGTGCCAGACTCTTGCGTGCCGGATACCACCGACTCGAATAACGCGTGCGTTATTCCAGCGGCTTTGACTTTCTCTTTCCGAATCTGACTCGCCGCCGCTTTCGCCAAGTCAAAGAAACGTTTCTTGTTTCGCTTGGCGTATGGCACGGAGTCGACGAAAGCGCGCGCTTCCTTTTCGATCGTAGGAAGCGCGGCGTTTACAAGCTTGTCGGACCATAGCTTGTATTGATCCGCATATTGCTTGCGGCTGGACTCTGGCACGGAGTCGCCAGAAGCTTTCGTTTGCCCATTGGCAAACGAGTCGGCGTGCGCTTTGCATGCCGCTTTCCAAGACTCGTCTGACTTGCCGATATCGATTGTTCCGGCATTTGCCAGAGTCGAGAACTCTTTGCAGGACTCCCACAAAGCACTAGAAGCGCCGCCAAGCTTTTCGCCAAGCTTGGCGAAAGACTCGAGAGTCGCGTTACTATTGTTTCCGACAGTAGCGCGCGCGTTTGACTTAGTAGCCATGATACTTATTCCTTATTATGTCTCAATAATCCGCGGATTATTTTTTGACGTTTCATTTACAATATGGTTCGCGGAATCTAACGGAACTTGCTCACGGCCCCACGGCAGGCCCCTCCCCCACATGGCCAACGCCCCCACCCCGCCCCCTCCAGATTTACGTGCCGCCCTGGGATAGGTTCAAAAAACCCAATGTTACGCAGTGAAATTCCGCGCTTGCAAAATTAACAGTCACGCACTACGTTCCGGCGCATGAGCCAGACAGCCACAAGACCCGAAAACACCACCCCCGCCGGGGCGATAAACAATCGCCAGGAGATGAAGCCGCTCCCGCTCCGCGTAGCGACGCGCCAGTACGAGCGGCTGTGCCGCGCCAGAGACCGCAGCGGTATCTCCATCCAGGAGCATATCCGCAGGAGCATTGACATTTACCTCGCCTCCATCGAGCGTGAGGCGATCGAGCTGGGGATGATGTCGGCCACCGACCAGTTTCCCGGCATGCAGTCACGCCTGCCCCAGGCCCCGACCCGCGTTGCCAAGAGGTAGACCGATGCCGAAAAGCGCCGTGCGAGTTCAGATGGCGGATAGCGAGGAAGAGCTGGCGTCCATCTCGCCGCTCGACCAGCTAACCATCCCACGCCCTAAGCCGGACGACGACATCCCGACCCCGCCCGACCCGGACGACGACGACCCCAATTACGACGACGACCCGGACCCCGTCCCGGATGACCACGGTAACCCCAACCGCGTCCCCGATGTGCCGGAACGGCCAGCAGCACTAGCCGACGACGTAATCGTCGAGCGTTATCAAAGCCGTATCCACATCGTCGATGCCTGGAAATACCCCGGCAGCCTGGTCAAAAGACCGGATTTTGTCGATCCAGGCTGGGCCAGCTGGGCTGAATACGACGACAAGACCAAACGACCAGCTGGACCGGCTCTACGCGTCCCCACCAGCGGACCCCAGACTGAAAAGATGTGCCGAAAAGGCGACTACGTGGTCCGCCAGCTGGTCACCATTGACCACAGCCAACCCGCAGACGCCCAGGTGGACGTCTGGACTGAGGCCGAGTTCGAGCGCCTGTTCATTCCAGCGAAAATCCAGTAAAAACATGGAATTACCCAAGCATTCCCCCGACATGGACGCTGCCCGCGACCAGCTGCACGCCCGGTACGCGTCCCTTGAAGACACGGTAATGCGCGAAATCGACGTGCTGGCCCGTGCCGGATTCAGCGACAAGCGCTGGTGCGCCATCGCCAAGACCCAGATCGAGCAGGGGTTCATGGCGCTACAGCGCGCAATCCGCGATTATCCCGGCGATAACCCCAACGAATACGGGAAATCGCCTTTCGAGCAGCCGATGCCGGAAGGATTCCGGCCAAATGTCGAACCCCACCCGTTTTCTCACGATCAAAAGCGTGAAATAGAGTGGCAGGATGCCCGCCCCCCAAAAACCGACAAAAATTGACGAAAACACCATTTTTGCGGTCGATTTTGCCACTTTAGCCCGCGAAATTGCCCAGGATATCTTCTCGGTCGACCAAATCGTCGCCTTGCATCGCCTCGACGATGCCGAATGGCTGCAAATCCAGCAGCATCCCAAATTCGTCGCAATGCTGGCCGACATGCAGCGCGAGTGGAACAGCGCCGCTAACACCCGCGAACGAGTACGTGTAAAGGCCCAGACTGGACTGGAAACTCAGCTAGAGGTTTTCATCCGTGACATCAACGATCCGGGTATTCCCCTTTCCCAGCGTGTCGACGCAGGGCGTTTCCTTGCCCGTTTGGGTGAGCTTGATGGCCAGACCCAGTCCAACACTGCCGCCGGTTCTGGCATCACTATCAACATCGTCACGGGCAATCATAACGAGCCACTTTCCATCACCGCCAAGGCGGCGCCGCCCCTGATCCAGCACGAACTCCCAGACCCTAACAGCCCATGAGCGATATCACTTTTATCGCTCCCCCCATTTGCGCCCAGATGATGGACAGCGACGCGTTTGCGCGCTTCATCATGGGGCCAGTGGGCAGCGGCAAGACTACCGCCTGCATATTTGAATTGCTAAAACGCAGCGCCTCACAAGCACCTGGCTTGGACGGCGTCCGCCGCACCCGCTGGGCGATCGTAAGGCAGACCTTACAGCAGCTGCGGATGACCGTGCTGCTGGATATCCTCACCTGGCTACGCCCGATTGCCCACTACAAGGTCTCGGACCAGCTCATCACCATCCGCGTCAACGACATCTACAGCGAGTGGTTTCTTATCCCCCTCGAAGACCCGGAAGACCAGCGCCGCCTGCTTTCCATGCAGCTGACCGGAGCCTGGCTTAGCGAGGCCATAGAAATATCCCCGGACCTGGTCGACGCCATCGCCGGCAGGTGCGGGCGATTTCCCAGCGCCGCACAGGGCGGCGCCAGCTGGTTCGGACTGATTGGCGATACCAACGCTCCGACTGAGGGCAGCGAGTGGCATAAACTGTTCGAGGACGATAAACCCCCGGATTGGCAGGTATTCAAGCAGCCTGGCGGGCTTACCCCAGCCGCTGAAAATCTTGACTACCTGATGCAGACGCCCGACACCCTCAAGCTGCCCCTCGGCCATCCGCAGCGTCTCGCCCAGGGGCGGACCTACTACGAGCGTCTGGCGCGTGGTAAGAACGCCGCCTGGATCAAACGATATGTTCACGCCGAATACGGTGATGACCCGAGTGGCGCGGCGGTCTTTCGGGGTAGCTTCAAACGTTCGTTTCACGTCAAAGCGAACCTCAAGCCGGTGCATGGCTTTCCAATCCTGATCGGCCAGGACTTTGGTCGCTCCCCGTGTTCGATCATTGCCCAACCCGATCATGCCGGTCGCCTCGTAATTCTCGATGAAGTCATCGCCGAAGATATCGGACTGGAGCTACATGTCACAAAATACCTCAAACCCAGGCTCTATTCCGACCGCTATGCAGGGCACAACTTTGCGGCAGTGGGTGACCCATCTGGTGTCGCAAAGGGTAACTTTCTCGAAGAGACCAGCTTTGATGTCCTACAACGTTTGGGTATCCCGGCGTTTCCGGCGTCCACCAACAACATCGATCCCCGCATTCAGGCCGTGGAGACCCTACTTCTTCAACAGCGGGATGGTGGCCCAGCGTTCATTGTGGATGAAGATCGTTGCCCGACGCTTATCCGAGCGCTCTCGTCGGACTACCGCTTTTCCAAAACCCAAGCGGGCATCACCAAGCCGCTGCCCGACAAGACCCATCCCTGGTCTGACGTGGCCGACGCGCTCCAGTACATCTGCCTGGCGCTCAATTCGGGGCTGGTCGGAGCTATCGCCCGCCGCATCAAGCCGAAGCCGATGCGCCCCCCGAACAAGCCGAAAGTCAGCTCGCTTGGATGGACGTAGACGACAGTAGGGCAGCTAGTGTATTACCAAACACCAAAGGGTCACCGCTTTGGCTGGATTGCGACTGGTTTCACCAGATGAACTGACCGCCCAACAGGCGGAGCAGGCGGCTGCCGAAAGAGCCACCGTCGACGCGGCCAATTCCAACGTCAACAATTCCCTCATCGCTTTCATCGATAACGAGTTCAACCGCATGGTCCGCCACAGGGACGGCGCCGGGGGTTGGTCTGACCGGCTGGTTGCCGCTTTGCGGGTGTTCAATGGCCAGTACGATGCCACCAAGCTGGCGGAAATCCGCAGGTTCGGAGGCTCCGAAATCTACGCCAGGCTGATAGCCACCAAATGTCGGGGTGCCACCTCGCTGCTCCGCGACATCTACCTCAACGCGGATAAACCGTGGGGACTGAAGCCGACCCCCGACCCGACGCTGCCCGACGAGATCGCCAGCGAGATCGGGAATTTGGTGCAGCTGGAGACGCAGAATGCCGTGCAGAGCGGTGAGCCGCCGGACCCGGCACAAATCCGCGACCGCGTCCAGAGTCTGATCGGCGGCGCCAAACGCGCCAGCCTGAAGAAGGCCCGTGAGCAGGCAGAGATTGCCTTCAAGAAGCTCGACGACATCCTCGTCGAGGGTGGCATGTACCAGGCGCTCGAAGACGCCCTCATCGACGTCCCGCTGTTCCCGTTCTGCTGCATCAAGGGGCCGGTCGTCCGCATCGAGCCGAGGGTGACCTGGAAGGACGGCCACGCCGTCATCGTCAACAAGCCGGTGATGCGGTGGTACCGGGTCAGCCCGTTCGACATCTGGTGGACGCCAGGGGTAAGCAACATCGCAGATGCCGCTGTCGTCGAGCGCACGCGGGTGACGCGCGCCGACCTCAACCAGCTGATCGGGCTTCCTGGCTACGACCAAAACGCCATCCTCGAAGTGCTCAGATGGTACGGCCAATCAGGCTATGTGGAAACACAAGCCTCTACCGCAGAGACATCCCGCGCCACCATGGAATCCAGGGAAGACCCCCGGATGAACCAGTCCGGCATGATGGACCTGGTCGAGTACCACGGCTACGTGCAGGGCAAGCTGCTGCAAGAGTACGGCATGGACCGGTCCCAGGTGCCGGACGAGCTTCGCGATTACTTCGTCGACGTGTTCAAGATCGGGCGCTACGTGCTCAAGGTGCAGCTCAGCCCATCGCTCAAGAAGCGGCCACCCTACTATGTTACAAGTTTTGAAAAAGTCCCCGGCACCGTGGTCGGCAACGCACTGCCGGATATACTCGACGACACGCAGGATGCCGCGAATGCTGCTCTGCGGTCCCTCATCAACAACATGTCGATCGCCAGCGGACCTCAAGTGGTGGTCAACGACGACCGTGTCGCCGAGAACGAGAATGGCGATGACCTTTACCCCTGGAAACGATGGCACGTCGTCACCGATCCGCTTGGTCCCAACAACGGCCAGATGCCGATCAGCTTCTTTCAACCCAACTCAAATGCTCAGGAGCTGTTGGTTGTTTACGAGAAGTTCACGCAGATCGCGGACGAGCTTAGTGCTATTCCTCGCTACGTTACTGGTTCTGAGCGTACTGGCGGTGCTGGCCGTACTGCTAGCGGACTTGCCATGCTCATGGGTAACGCCGCCAAAATCCTGCAAACCGTGGCTTCAAACATCGACGGCGACATTATCGAGCCTGTGGTCTCCGAGCTGTACGACATGGTCATGCTGACCGACCAGACCGGGCTGCTCCGTGGCGACGAGTCGATCGACGTGCTCGGCGTCAACGTCGCCATGCAGCGTGAAACTCAACGCCAGCGCAGCCTGGAGTTCCTGCAAATCACCGCCAACCCGATCGACATGCAGATCATGGGGCCGCGCGGACGCGCCAATGTGCTGCGCCCGGTGGCGGATGGGATTGGACTCGACGGCGAAACGATTGTACCCCCGGACGAAGAGATCAAGGCTATGGCTCAAGGTGGACCGCCCGGTGGGCCGGGTGGTCCGCCGGGAGGCCCAGGCGGTCAGCCGCCTGGTGGCCCAGGTGGCCCGCCTGGTGCGCCAGGGGCGCCGCAAGGTCCGCAAACCAACGTGGTCGGCAAGACGCCGGGTGCCGGCCCCGGCATGCCAAATCCGGCACAAGGACCAGCCTAAAGGAGAGAACCTATGGCCAAGTCGAAGAGTGGCGGTTCCAAAAGCGGACTCGCAAGCAAAATGAAAATCCAGGCTGGACCGTCTGGCAAGATGCACAAGTTTACCGGGGTGAAGCCGCAGAAGCCCGGTGTCTCGCATAACACCAACACGGGTGGCGGATACGCCAAAAAGTAATGGCGAAGGTATCGAGGACAGTCTCCAGGACCAGCGGCCAGGGTGTCTCCCGCGCCAGCTACCAGAAGGGCTACTCGCTCGGCAACCGGGGGACAGCCTCCCCCGGTGGCCGTGACGTGCCGCACATCAAGGGCGAGCCGCTGGCGTCGCTGAAGTCTGGCCGCAGCTACGACAAGGGCGGCAAGGGTGAGATCGACAAGGCTGGCGGGATGAACATCTCCTACGGCGACACGATCTTCCCGACCGATCTCAAGGACGTCAAATCAGTCGCCGAGCGCAAGACGCCGAAATCCGACGGGTTCCTGAAGCTCGGCAAGAAGCACAGCTACAAGGACGACAAGAACAATTCGGGCTTCCTGAAGGGCAAGAAGTGAAGCCAAAGGCGACCAAGCTGCCGTCGAGGAAGGTGATGCTCGACTTGAGCAAATCACAGCAGCGGATTACCGACTACGCCAAGGCGTCGCCATCGACGGCGACAGACCAGTATTCAACCATCGTGCAGACGCTGAAGAAGAAAAAAGATGCCTGATCCAACACGCCTGGTGGAAGTGGCGATGCAGCTGCGCGGCGAGGCCAACGGCCCGTGGAACGAGTTCGTGCTGGCGATGCGCGAGTACGCGGCGCAGGCTGCGATGGAAGTGCTCAAGCACCCGCCGGAAACCATCGTGCGCGGCCAGGGCAGCGCCATCGGGCTGGGTGAACTTGCAGGGGTGCTGGCCAACGCGCCGGCGCTGTACGACAAAATAAGGGAACGGAAGAACCATGGCGGACGACACCAACCGGGAACTGACACCCGAGGAGAAGTACAAACCTAAGCTGCCGGCGCAGATTCAGGGCCAGGTCGATGCCGTCAACGAGGCGATCGCGCAGGCGCAGCAGCCTGAAGAAGACCAGGAAGAATACGAAGACGACGGTCAGGAAGAGCAGGACCAGGGAACCGCTGCCCCAGGTCAGGCAGCTCCTCAACCGGCTCCTCTGCCGGTTGAGGAGTCCTGGGAGCAGCGCGCTCGCTCGGCACATGGCCGGCTGGAGCAGACGCTGCAAACCAACCAGCAGCTGGCGCGGCAGATACAGGACCTCCAGCGTGAGATGAACCTGATGAAGGTTCGCGGCGCCGAGACGCCGATGCCGCCGGTGCCGAAAGCGCCGCAGAAGCTGATCAAGCCGGAAGAGCTGACCGACTATGGCGAGGAGTTCTTCGACGTTGTTGGGCGCCGCGCCAAGGAGGAAATCCTGCCCGTCGTCGAGACGTTCGACGAGCGACTCAAGCGGCTGGAAACTGGCCAGCAGGCGGTCGGCCAGGTCGTCGAGCAATCACAGAAACGCGGCTTGTACGATACACTTTACGATGAGGTGCCTGAGTGGAAGGAGCTTAACCACCACCCTGCATTCATCAATTGGCTAGCAAATCCAGACCCTTACAGTGGCCGGCAGCGGCAGGAGATGCTCAGTGAGGCATTCTCTAGACACGACGCCTCGCGTGTCGTAAATTTCTTCCGGGGATTTTTGACTGAGGCTACCGGCTCCCCGCCGAATAATTCTGGACCACAGGGTCAATCAGCGCCCCCTCTTCCCAATGGGAACGGCAGCGGGAAGCCCACTCTGGAACAATTCGCGGCACCCGGTAGAGCCAGGTCGGCGCCGCAGCAATTGCCGCCCGATAAGCCCATGTACACTCACGCCTGGATTGCCAAGTTCATGGCAGACAAGCGCACGGGCAAGTTTCGAGGCAGAGAACCTGAAGCGGACGCGATCGAGCGCGACATTTTCCAAGCTCAGCATGAAGGGCGCATCCAGTAACCGCTAATTTTAGCGAGGAGCGCTATGGCTTACCAAACAACTGGCGGGTTTCCGGTCGCGGATGCCGCCACAACGCCGCCGATTTACCCCGTAGGATCAGCTACGCCCGTACCGGCCTATTCCGGTACTTTTATCCCCGTCCTGTGGTCGACCAAACTGATCGAGAAGTTCTATGCCAGCACCGTGCTGGCAGCGATCAGCAACACCGACTACGAGGGCGAGATCAAGAACAAGGGTGACACCGTCGTCATCCGCACCAAGCCTTCCATCACCATCAAGGATTACAGGGCCGACGGTCTGCTGGAGATCGAGCGCCCATCCTCGAACATCGTCGAGCTGAAGATCGAGTACGGCAAATACTTCAACCTCATTCTCGACGACGTCTACGAGGTGCAGTCTGACCTGAACATGATGAATATGTGGTCGGATGACGCCGCCCAACAGTTCAAACTGGTTGTTGACCGTGAAATTCTTGCGTCGCTGCTCGGCCAGGCCCATCCTGCCAACCGTGGCGTGGCTGCCGGCATCATCTCCCAGAACATCAATCTGGGCGTAACCGGCGCCCCGATCCAGATCGTCGCGAGAAACCCTGCCGCCGTTGCTGGCAAGGTGGAAATCGTCGACCTCCTGGTCCGGCTTGGTCAGGTGCTCGACGAGCAGAACATCCCTGAGAACGGGCGCTGGATCGTCGTGCCAGCGTGGATTAGCTCGCAGATCAAAATGTCTGAACTCCGGGACGCCTCCCTGACCGGAGATGGCACGTCGATTCTGCGTAACGGCAGGTTGGGCATGATCGACCGTTTCACGATCTATGTGTCCAACCTGCTGCCTTCTGGCACCGCTGCCGGCCTGGCTGCTGGCGAGTGGGTTATCTATGCTGGCACCCAGCATGGCCTGACCTTCGCGTCGCAGATCAACAACGTCGAGACACTGCGCTCCGAGATGACCTTCGGCCAGCTGCTTCGCGGCCTCCAGGTCTACGGCTACAAGGTGCTCGACGGCACGGCTTTGGCGCAGGCGATCGTAACACCGGGGTGAGCCAATGGCTGCCCTGGCGAGTATCGGACAGTACGTGGAGGAGGCACGTCGTCTCCTCCAGGACGAGATAGTCCCGTACCGTTACCCGACCGACGATCTGGTCGATGCGCTGAATATCGGCATACTGGAGGCCAGGCGGCTCAGAGCTGACCTGTTCCTTCCGTTGTTTGATATCCCG